TCTATGATTACACGAACTATCGTATTGGCAGAATGCTTATGACTGAGGCTTTGGATGATATGGACTCAGATTTCGGTGACTTTGACTGGGATGATTTAATTGAGGATGTCGAGGACGAGGACGAGGATGACGAGGATCTATTTTAAGTATGCTTGATTTCACAGAGCACCCAATCCTCAAGCCGCCCACGGACGAGGAAATTGTCCTTCTAGGAGAAGCTGACCCCAAGCTACTAGAGGAACTACACAGGGCGCACGAGGGCAGAATCCGGGCAGCTACGGATGATCCTATTCGCTATGGGTTCGACCTACCGGGCTGGGAGCGTATGTCGGACTCCTTCAGGGACTACAATGAGGTTCTAGCACTAGGTGGGAATCGCTGTCTAGCGGCTGAGCAAGAAATCTTTGACCCCGTTGCACAAAAAAGACGCCGTGTCGATGAGATTGACGGCGACTTTAATGTAATAGCCTATGATGAGATCAACGACCGACTTCTTGAATCAAAAGCTCTGGCCCCATTTCGTAAGCCTGCTCAAGACTTATACTGCTATCAATTAAGCGACGGCGAAGAGATTCACTGCTCCAGCACTCACAGGGTTCTTTCTTTTGGTTCATACCATCCGATAGCTGACGTAACATTTCTTGACGTTCCAAAGCCGCCTGATGCTTGCTTGAAGCTGCTTCCTTCATCCGCAAGTACCCTTCTGGTGTCCACTGTGGACATTTACCTTTCAGAGTTACGCGAAGGTGTTCAGCATTGTTTTGGAATAGCTCAAGGTTCTCAATGGCGTTGTTCTGTTTATTTCCGTCAATGTGATGGACTACCTCCTGTCTTGTTAGAGGACGACCTAGACTCTTTGACACCACTAGACGATGCTCTAAAACGTATGGAGTGCGCTTTCTCCGCATTGGAGAATCAGGAGAATAAACCTCAATGTATCCGTCTTTATTTAGTATTCGACCTCCCTTCCATTCAGGGTGACCCTCTCCAGATCGAGGACCAGTCCTCTGACACTTTATCTGATGCTTCTTGCAAACCTTGTAAATCAGCTTCGCAGTTACACGAGGGTCAAGAGTCACTTGAAGTTTATCAGCAATCCATTGTTGAGTTTTCCCTTGGGATTCAATCCAGTCTCGTATCTGGTCCACAGGGTATTCGATGCTATTGTATTTTGGCATATAGTTGTTATGGTGATAATAGATCATATTATAGCATACGGGTAAGCAACTATTTCCTCCGAAGGGATACCGTGTGGGATTTTACGGTTCCAACTTACCATAATTACTTAATTGGCAATGTAGTAAATCATAATTCCGGCAAGACAACGGGCTGCGCTAAGCGGATAATGGAGGCCGTGAGTTCTAACTTCGATGGACACATAGTATGTTTTTCTCAGAATGCGGATACCTCTATTAAGGTACAGCAGCCAGCTATCTGGGAGATGATGCCCAAGGAGTTCCGGAAGAAGACTAAGAGCATTGACGGGTACATTAACTATTCAATGCAGAATGGCTTTACTGGGAGTTCGTTCGTGTTCCCGGATACTAGGACACGTGTGGACTTCAAGACTTATACACAGTTCAGCAATAACTCCACTATCCTTGAGGGTTTTGAGTTCGGGTTCAAGAAGGGTAGCGTCAAGGCTGGGAATGAATCCAATATCGGAGCCTGGCTGGACGAGTACTTAGGTGACGCTGCTCTGGTGAATACCCTACGGTTCCGCCTAGCTACACGGGATTCCAAGATGGTGATTGGGTTCACACCTATTGATGGCTATACACCCTTCATCGCTGACTATTTAAAGGGAGCAGAGACCCTTGAGACTAGACCTGCCGCCCTGTTACGGGGCAAGGAGGTTCCTACTAAGCAGTACAGTCCAAGCCGTGATGCGGCTGTGATCTACCTGCATTCGGACGAGAACCCATTCGGGGGCTACGAGCGAATCGCAAAGGATCTAGCCGGGCGACCAGAGGATGAGATAAAGGTCCGTGCGTACGGATTACCCGTGAAGTCAGCCAATGCTCTGCTCCCTTACTTTAATACTGAGGTAAATGTGCTCAATGAGGAGCCAAACAAATACAAGATGACGTTCCCCGACATTTCCGATAAGTCGCAGTTCACCTGCTACCAGGTGGTTGACCCCGCTGGTGCAAGGAACTATACCTGCATCTGGGCTGGGGTAAACAAGGACGGAGAGATATACATCCGCAAGGAGTGGCCGGATCGCAACACGTACGGCGAGTGGGCTATGTTCGGGGACCCGAAGTGGAAGTACGGCCCAGCAGCCAAGAAGATTGGTCTAAATGTTGAGGGGTACTGCGAATTATTTGAGGAGATTGAGGACGATCTAGGAATTGAGGTAATTGAGAGAATCGGGGATTCGCGTTTCTTTGCTAGAGAGAATGAGAACAATGACGATCTATTTACATCATTCTATGACTTCGGTCTAAGCTTTATACCATCTGATGGTAAGATGGAAGAACAAGGCATCACAGCTCTGGATGACTGGTTTAACTACAATCCTAATGTAGACATTGACCAAGCCAATAGACCAAGGTGCTATATTCACGAGGACTGCGGTAATCTTATCGACAGCCTTATTAACTACAATGCAGGCGGAAAGCCTGAGGAAGCCCTAAAGGACTTCTTTGATGTCATTCGCTATTTGCGGATGTCGAATGGTGGAGAAGGTCCTGACTTTCTTTCATCAAACGATATGATGACAACTAAACCACGCAAGGGAGGATACTAATGCCAAAGACAAGATTAAGTAAAATTGCAGAAGAACAAGAGGTTGAGTTCGATGAAGCTCTTAGAATCGCAACCGAAAAACTGCCAGAGGGTTCGGTTACTGGAACGGGACGAAATACTTGGGTAACTGAAGAGGGTGCAAAAATCCTTGAGGATTCCTTTATGATTGAGGAGATTATCCCTAAGCACTTCACCGGAACCGTCATATCAGAATGCCCTAACCCGAAGTACAATGTTGTCTTCAGCAAAGAAATCGGGAAAAGAGTCAATGTGTTACTTCCTCGCAAGTGGCAGGGTAAGCTTATTAAAAAGATAATTATCTTTGAGGCTATTGAGGATTCAAAGGGAGTAAGCTATCGCTATGTCGGAAAATAAAGATCTAACCCTGGACAGGGCTTGGTGCAGGGAGCAGTCCGACCGACTGGCTAGTTGGGAAATACTTCGCAGGTATGTTCTGCACGAAAGTGGCGTATCAATGACAAATGGTGACCTATGTGATACAATAGGCGTATCATCGACTTACACTATCCGTTTGCTTAAATCTATACAAAAACGCCTCGCAGAAGAAAATGCTAAATGAATCAATCTCCGAGTCCTTGACCTACGTCCAGGATGAACCCGATATTAAAACTCTCCGCTATGCTTACGAGCAGACCGTATCAGAGTTGGACTCCTACTTTGATCTATGCCGTACTAGCTACGATGATCGTCGTAACTGGTGGCCTGGCAAGAGCCGGGATCATCGCAAGCACGGGGCTGACGCTTTCCCTTGGGAGGGTGCGTCCGATATGGAGTGCCACTTGATTGCTGAGCGAATTACTCGTCTAGTATCTTTATTTATGGCATCGTTGAATCGAGCCAATGTCCGAGCATTTCCTGTTGAGAGTGGTGATATTGGTCGAAGCCAGATTGTTTCGGGTTTCTTGAAGTGGATGGTAACGTCGGGATATATCCCACGTTTCTACCGCGAGATGGAACTCGGTGCTAACTATTTGCTTGAGCGGGGTATACTGATCACGTATGTCGGATGGCATCGTGAGGATCGACGGTTCCTTCAGGAACTTGACATTAATCAGATTGCGCAAGTCAGCCCGGATGTAGCAGTTGCTATTCAAGAAGGGAATGACGACGATGAGTTGATTGCCCTGCTACAAGCTACCTTTGAAGGAACAACCACGAAACGTGCAAGGAAGGCACTCAAGGCTTTACGCAAAGACGGCGTAGCTGAGCTGCCTGTTGTACGTAGGCAGGTGAATGCACCCGAAGTAAAGACCCTTGCACCGGATGGGGACTTCTTTTTTCCTCCGTACGTAACTGATCCACAGCGTTCACCTTACTGCTTCTGGAGAACTTTTTATACAGCACAAGAACTTGAAAACAAGGTTACAACAGATGGATGGGACCAGGACTTCGTTGACCACGTCATTGAGAAATATCGAGGCGTTAATATTGATTCTGTTGAGCGCGAGCAAGAAGGCCGTCGCAGTATCAGCCTTACTGATAGTGCTTATCAAGCCAATGAGCTTATTGAGATCTGCTATGGATACCAAAGACTTATTGACCAAGAGGACGGTGCTGAGGGCATTTACTGCACAGTATTCCATCGTGAGTTCAGTGGGGATGAAATGACACCTGGGTATGCTAAGTATGAGCTGCTTAATGGCTACGAGGATTATCCTGTAGTGGTCACAAAGCTATCAGAGGATAGCAAGCGACTTTATGACACAGCAACTGTTCCTTCTTTGCTACGTGGTCTACAGAACCAAGTAAAGATTGAGCGTGATTCGCGCACTGATCGTAACAGCTTATCTACTCTGCCTCCTATCCTGCACCCAGTTGGTCAAGCACCTACTGATTGGGGTCCAGGTCGTATGATTCCTTATCGTCGTAAAGGTGACTTGGACTTTGCTCCTACACCTCCACCTCCTACTGGCTCAATCGAAATGGAGTCAACATTGCTTGACCTAGCTGACCGCCTAGTAGGACTTGACGACGATGGAGCAATTAGCCAGATTCTTCAGCAGTTCCTTGTTGATAAGTTCCTTAGCCACACAGCAGAGGTTCTGCGTATGGCATTCAAGTGCTTCCAACGCTTTGGACCCGATGAAATCTTCTTCCGTGTTACTGGTATCCCTGATCCACAGAACTTTGATAAGGGAAGTGCCGATGAGAACTTTGACATTATGATTAACTTCGATGTGCAGAATACTGACCCCAAGACAGTCGAGGCAAAGACTCAGCAGTTCGTAGCACTAAATAAGTTGAACTCCAACAACCGTCTCAACGTAGATGCTCTATTGGATGTCATTGCAACTAGCATTGACCCAGTGATGGCGGATGCCATCCTACAGCCAGTAGAGACAGCGCAGGAGGAAGTGGTCAAACAGGTCACTGATGACTTAGCTAAGATCTTTGCTGGTATCGAGATGCCGGCACGTCCAGCAGGAGCACAGATTGCACTACAGGTAATCCAGCAGTACACCCAGCAGCCAGACGTTGCACAACGGGCTCAGACTGATCAAGCCTTTGCCGCTCGACTGCAGAAGTACGTAGGTCAATACACCTTCCAGATGCAGCAAGCACAGAATGCTCAGATTGGTCGCGTGGGTACAGCCCCCGCACAAATGGGTGAAATCGATACACAAAACTTATAATGCCAGACAATATATCAGTAGCAGAGCAAGGCAATCGCCGAGCTAAACAAATCAATTCCAGCAATCGAGAAAAAGCCTTCAAGGAATACTTGATGAAATTTGAAGGGTTCGATGAAGTTGCCCGTAAGGGTACTGGGGAGACGAACTATACAATTGGCCACGGACACGCCAGCCCAAGTGTAAAGAAGGGTCAGCGTATCACACGTGAAGAGGCTTCATTGCTGCTGGATAAAGATATTAAGGAACGGATCCCTAAAGTTCAAAACTTAATTCCAAAGTTTGATTCCTTTCCCAGCTCCGCCCAGACAGCTATCTTTGGTGAGTACTACCGTGGATCAGTTGGCGGAAGCCCAGATACCGTTAAGGCTATCAATGCAGGGGAGTATGAGAAGGCTGCAAAGGAGTTCCTAGATAATGACGAGTACAGGGAGAGAGTTGCACTTAACCGAGCTGGCATTGGCCCACGTATGGAAAGAGTTTCCAGCGAGCTAATGAAGATGTCAAAATAGTATGAATATACAAGACGACATCAATAGCTTGCACAGCTATGAATCCTTTGCTCGGTTTATCAAGATGGTTCACGAACTTCGTGAGGAGACCATTAGCGAAATGCACGAATCATCCAGTGAGACTATCCAGCAGATTTCTGGTAGAATCATTACCTATGATCAAATACTTCAAATGTCAGGATGGGATAAGCTGCGGTTAAAGCATTCGGATCGAATGTAACCCATATGTTATAATGCCCACATCGCCCTCGCTCGGCGTTAATGAGTGGTAATAATATGACAGATGAAATCGAAACTGCTAACGCTGAGGCAGACCAAAGTTCAGTGGACAATAATAACTTATCCGTTGAGGATTTTGCAATGCGGAGGATCGGGCAACTGACCCCTGAGGCTAAAGAGCCAAAGGAGGAAGAGGCCGGAGAAACCGAGGAGCAGGAAACCGAGGAAGTAACTGAGGAGGAAACTGAGGAATCAGTTGAGACTGAGGAAGCTACTGAGGAGACCGAGGAATCCGACAATGTTCTTTCACAGTTGGACTTGGACGATATGTCCGAGGAGGATTTGCGGGAACTAGCTGACAAGCTAGGTAGCCGTGCTGTAGCTCGATTCGGTGAATTGACTGCTAAGCGCAAAGCTGCCGAAGAACGTCTTGCTAGTTTAGAAGCCAAACTCAAGGAAAAACCTAACCCATTAGAAACAAAGAAGGTTGAAAATAACCCCTACGGTAACCTCGATTCTGTCGAGAAGTTACAGGCCAAGGCAGGGGAAGTCGATCAAGTTGTTGAGTGGGCTGAGGATATTCTGTTTGAGAGTGATGGCTATTCCGCTGATGATATCGTAACCGAAATCGAAGGTAAGGAGTGGACAAAGAAGGACGTGCGACAGGCTTTATTGAAAGCCCGTAAAGCGCAGAAAACTTTTCTCCCTGATCAACTCAACAAGGTTCAGGCACAGATCGAAGGGGAGCAGCTTGCTGATTCTTTCTCAGAACGTGCCAGAAAAGAACTGACTTGGTTGGAAGGTGAGGACAATGACTTACGCAAACAATTCGAAGCCACCGTAGGTGATGAACGTTTTAAGCAACTCAAAAAGGTTGTTAAGCGGGAAGCACCGGAAGTAGCTGCACAATTGGATTATTGGTTCGCTCACGCTACTAACAGTATTTACGGACGTAAGCCCGTTACTGAGCGTAAGACATCAGCAGTATTAAATCCTCCCAAATCAGCCAGTCCATCTGCATCCAAACCCGAAAAGGGAATGGGAAGAACAGCCAAAGCACTAAAAGAATTAGAAGCTAGGTTCAAGGAAACGGGTAGCGCAAACGATTTCGCTAATCTCAGAAAACACAAAATGGCATCACGCCACTAACCTATTCATTAACTAACTATACAAATACATAACTAATTATGGCATTCTCAAATACATTCGATACTACAAATACCGGTTCCGGTGTTTCCAATCGTGAAGACCTCACTGATGTCTTGACAATTCTCGCACCAGAAGAAACTCCTATTCTTTCTTCTGCTAACAAAAAGGGCGCAGGCGCAACTAAGGTTGAGTGGACTGTTGACTCTCTTTCGGCTCCCAGCACTGCTGGTATCGCTGAAGGTGCTGACGTTACAGCATTCACTGACCAATTCGCTGGACGCGCTCGCCTTGGCAATCGCGTTCAAAAGTTCCGCCGGGACTATATGGTTTCCGATCTGCAAGAAGCAGTCGATTCCGTTGGCCCAGCTAAGATTGCTCAAGCAGAAGCTAAAGCACTTCGTGAAC